TATCTAGGAAATTTCCCATATTATTATTTTTATCATGGGGTTATAATATAAGTGTATAAATTAGTGTGTTTTTGAAATCAAACGAGGTGAGAGTTATGTCTAACCCTGACGATAATATGTTTATGGGCTACGATCTTCCCACAGAAGCTCAGATAGGTAAGATCAGAAGTGCAGTGGAGAATGGGCATTTTCCAGATGTAGCCGCGGTATTAGCTGGGGTTCCAAAAATTCTCTTCAACAGGTGGATGTCTTTATCTACTAGACAAGATGCACCAGCTCAGTTAATAAAACTCAGACTCAATATAGAATTAGGAGAAGCATCTCTCGAGGATAGAGGCGTGAGTAATTGGATATCCTCGTTTGGAAAAGACTGGAAATCTGTGAAAGAGTTCTTTGCTGTCAGATTCCCAGAGAGGTGGAATGCTGATTCTAAGTCGGCAGAACGCAAAGTAGATGAGGAAGAAGAGTCAAGAGCTATGATTCTTAAAGGCCTAAATAACCCAGGTACTAGGAGTAAAATAGAGGAGATACACCTAGAGCTGAGTGGCGATAAATAATGAGATATGAGCCAGAGGTTCTAGAACTACAAGTGGCTAAAAATTTAGCTTCTAATGACTTGTATAACAGTGTCATGAATATGGGTATGAATCCCTATGAAGATACCCATAAATCAGATGTGGTAGCTACACAAATAGAAATGGCCTATATGCATAATTTTGCTCGTTACATCACTGCTGGTACAGCAGTTGAATGGGAGCCATATAAGCATCTTAAATATCTCAGTGAGCGTCTCTCCCTCAGGCTGCTCGATGACATGGGTGGCATAAGAGTAATTATATCTATGCCACCTCGTCATGGTAAAAGTTTTTTGATGTCTCAGTATATGCCTGCGTGGTATCTTTACTGGCATAATACTCATAAGATAATTCTGGCATCATATGAAGCTAACTTTGCTGCTTCTTGGGGGAGAAAAGTAAGAGACATCATAAAAGATAATCCTGACAAGATTAAACTAAGGGTAAGACAAGATGTAAGTGCTATAAACAACTGGGAACTTACAACTGGTGGTGGGATGTTTACAGCTGGTGTAGGTGGGGCTATCACTGGTAAAGGTGGTAACCTACTTATCCTTGATGATCCTGTGAAAAACTGGGAACAGGCTGAGTCAGAAACTTATAGAGAGAAAGCTTATGAGTGGTTTAAATCTACTTTCTATTCAAGGGCTGAGCCAGGAGCCTCGGTTATAGTCATTATGACAAGATGGCATGAAGGTGATGTAGTAGGAAAAATTATAGAGGATGACAAAAACTCTAAATGGGACTACATAAAGCTTCCAGCTATAGCAGAAGATCCCATAGATGCAATAGGCAGAACCAAGGGTGAGCCTCTATGTCCAGAGAGATATAATGCTCAGGATTTGATAGACATACGAGAGACCATGGGTCCAAGAATCTTTGGTGGTCTATATCAGCAAGATCCAACCCCAAGAGCTGGGTCTATGTTTGACAATAATTACTTCTTGTACTACCAAGAGCTCCCAGATAGATTCGATTCAGTTATACAGAGTTGGGACTGTTCTTTTAAAGATACAAGTGACAATGACTTTGTGGCCGGCGGTGTATGGGGATTCGTAAATGATAAGTTCTATCTGTTGGACTTAGTACGAAAGAGGATGGGATTCTCAGCCACTGTTAATGCTATAGAGGAAATGAAGCTGAAGTGGCCGAATACTGATAACATAATTATAGAAACCAAAGCTAACGGTCCTGCAGTAATACAGGTACTATCTGAGAAGTATGATAACATAGTACCTATAGAGCCCCTTGGTGGTAAAAGAGCTAGAGCAGCTGCATGTTCCTATCTAGTTGAGATGCATCGGGTATATCTACCAGACCCAGATTATAAACATAGGCATACCAATTGTGAGTGGCTTGCGGACTACTTGGATGAAGTCGGAAAATTCCCTAATGGAAATTATGATGATCAAGTAGACCAAACTTCACAAGCCTTACTGTATCTAACCGGAGATCAAGAATTCATAGCTAAATGGGTAGCTTCGTTTGGGAGGGGTAATGATAATGAGTAAAAGAAAGAAGAAAAACCTCGAAAGCCGAAACGATCGCGTAGTAGCCCAGGATGGATTCGTGAATGAGACTCTGCGGTTAGGGCAAGGAGCAGATAATACATTCTCTGAGACCCAATATAAAAAGACTCAAATGATATCTTGGGACAGGGCAACATTAGATGCTGCCTACAGGCAGAATTGGGTAGTCGGTAAAGTTGTAGATATATTTGCTAAGGACATGACTAGGGAATGGATAACCATCACTGGTGGGTATGATCCCGAAGATATAGCTAAGATAGAAAAGCAAGCTAAAAAGCTTAAGCTACGGGAGTCAATATGTTCTGCTATAAAATGGAGTAGACTCTATGGTGGTTCTGGAGCTATTCTTATGATAGATGGAGAAGACCTGAATAAGCCATATAATCTAGACAATGTAACCCTTGGATCCTTTAAGGGTCTTTATGTCTTAGATAGGTGGACCCTATGGCCCACTATTAACTGCCCAATAACCGAGAAGGGTCCAACTTTTGGCTACCCAGCATTCTATCGCATAGGTACTGGTCATGAGATGACCGACATGTATGAGAATACAATAGTACACCATTCTAAACTGTGCAGATTCATAGGGATAGAGCTTCCATATTGGCAGAAATATCAAGACCTTTGGTGGGGAGAATCGATAGTAGAGAGGATATATGATAGACTCTGTGCATTTGATAATATCACCTTTAGCTTAGTAAACTTAGTATTTAAAGCTCAGCTAAGAGTAGTAAAGTTAGATGGGCTAAGGAAATTAGTTGCTAAAGGTGGAGAGGGCTATGGTATAATACTTAACTACTTTGAACAGGTGAGAAAGTATCAAGCATCAGATGGCATAACTTTGCTTGATAATCAAGACACTTTCAACACCTTTAACCCAACATATGCTGGACTTAAGGACATAACTCTCATAGCTGGTGAGCAACTTGCTGGTGCTGCTGGTATTCCATACATGATACTCTTCGGTAGGAGCCAGACTGGTATATTTATGGGATCAGATCAAGACACTAAGAGTTATTATAATGCCGTTTTGTCAGAGCAGGAGAGTCAGCTGAGAGAAGTAATTACTAAAGTCTACAGGACTATGATAAAGAGTATGGGCATGAACCCAGAACCCTTTGATTTCGAATTTAAAGGCTTGTGGAAAGCTACCCCCCCAGAAGCTTCAAAGATGGCAGCACAAGATGTTGCTTCAGTGGTTACTGCTTTTGATGCTGGTCTCATCAGTAGAAAGACGGCTCTATCTGAACTCAGACATTCCAGCTTGTTCCATGGTAAGTGGGCATCTATAGATCTGGATATGATAAATCATGCTGAAGATACGCCACTTCCAAGAGCTGAGAGAAATCTTAGTATATCTCCCGAACTTAAGCGTGAGCTGGAGTTTGATGAAATGCTTGACAACTTTAAGTTAATTCTATCCTCATATTTGGGGAACCATCAGTATTATGGTACTTCTCAGGAGTCAGAGGAATCATCAAAAGCTCCAAATAGTGATGATGTAGATGAGAGAGCAGTAAGTGTACCAAAATCAACACTTGGAGCTCCTAGAATAAGACTATAGTAATAGAGGTGATGAAATGAATCTACTTTATAGGAGTAGCTTAGGTGAGCATAGAAAACTTACCGATGAGGGTTACATGATATGTGTAGACGTCCCTATAGCCAGGATAGGCGAGATAGAGTACAACCATAATGAACTATCAGCTCTGACTCCTGATCAGTATGGGAAGATAACTGTTATAAGAGATGAGTGCTCATTATTTGATCAGGATGTTATGGACTCTTTCAATGGTAAACCCTTTGTTGTTAATCATCCGTCATCTCTGGAGAATTCCGGTTTAGTTGATTCTAATAACTGGAAGAATCATTCAGCTGGGGTTATACAGAATGTACGGAGAGGTATTGGAATGTACTCCAACTACCTAATAGCTGACATCCTGGTAAATGACTCACAGGCTATAAACATGATAAACAACGGTATAAGAGAGTTGAGTATAGGTTATACAGCTGATTTTGAAGTCACTCAGCCAGGTATAGCTCTACAAAGAAATACCATTGGTAATCATGTAGCTTTAGTAAGGCGTGGTAGAGCAGGGCCTATGTGTGCTATAGGCGACTCATTAAATGAAGAACTAGGAGGCCTAGATGACATGACAGAAGAAAACAAAGGTATTATAAAATCTGCCTTAGAAACTCTGAGGAGGGTAATCTGTGGAGATCAAGAACCTCCCATTCCCCCGAAGAGTGATGAGAATAAACCTGGAGATAATGAGGATGGTAAAGATGACCAGACTCAGCAGGAGCAGGGTAAAGGGGAGTCAACTGAAGATAACAAGGTTGAGCCAGGAAATATCCAACCGGGTGATAATACACCTAGCCAGGTAGAAACAAAAGATACAAACCCATCTAGTGAACAAGTAGTAGAAGTATTGACCAATATGTTGAAAGAGCTGGGTCGTAGGATAGAGAAGATAGAAAGTGAAATAACTGCTATCAGAAAACCAGACACACAGCTTGGAACCACCGGAGACCCAGATTTGGATGGCAGTAAGAATCCGGAGGATAATAAGAATTCTGAAGATACTCTGCCTGATAGCAAGGATAATAACTGTGGTAAGTCGGACGAGACACCCCCAGATGGAGTTGGTAGTCAGGAGAAAGATAAGGATAAGGAGGGTGATGATGGTGATGAAGATAAGAAAGATAATTACCAGGCTCCTGGCAAAGGTGATGGGTCTAATGAAGAAGATAGAGACGAATCTAAGAAAAGTACTAAAGATAAGGCAACCGACTCTGTAAGTACTCAAGATGAGAAGTCTTTAGAAGAACTCAGAGACAAAGTATCTACTACACTAGGATCTGAGTATGTCTCATCTGTACAACATGACTCAAGCCCAATAGATTCACAGATATGTGCAAGCAAGAGGGCTATTCTAGTAGATATTCTCAAAAAGGATATCTCTTGCGCTAGGATAGTAAGAGCTCTTATTGGGAAAGATGCCAGAGTTGATAGCTTAACTCCAGAAGAAGTCAATAGTTCCTTCAGAGTAGTCTTAGAGTCATCTAGACAGACTGTTCATGATGCTAAACTATTGAGTACCCTGCAATTTGCATCGCCATCACTTCTTAGTACTAATTCTGATAATAAGACTAAGATGATGACTGGTGCCGATCTGAGCAAAATATACCAGAAACACTGGAATAATAACTAAGGGAGGAATCAAAATGGTTGTAAGAGGAAAAGCTTATCTCAAAAGGATAGACGTAGGCTACGTTGGTCAGCTTTCCCGTGTATTTGAGGGAGGGTATATGATAGTACCTGAACTCATGGGGTCAAGCGCAATAGACCCGGGTAAAGCAGCTGTACTTTCAAATGGGAAGATAGTTGCGTATACCAATGGAGCTACCGTCTATGGCTGGGTACTCAGGGCATTCCCAGGACAGTCACAGTCATGGGAGAATAGCGCAAATGACTTTAGTGATGCATCACAGTGGTCCCCTGGACTTCCTGTACCCATTCTTCGTAGGGGATATTTTACTACGCAGATACAGGCAGGGGCAGCTTCAAAGGGAGGCGCAGTATATGTGAGAAAGGTAGCACTTCGTTCACTTGTAGTAGGTGGAATCGAAGATGGTACCACCAAGAAAGCTACAGTTACCCCTGGTACTAACACTGGTAATGGTACCTGTGTAGTATCAGATGTAGCTAACACTGTAGCTGCTGCTACGTTGACTCTTACTATGACTTCAGCAACAGCCTTCACAATTACTATTGCTGGAACATCTTATACTGGTGCAGTTGGAACACTTTTCAGTAAGGCTGGAGTAAGCTTGCTGGTAACTGCTGGAAGTACTCCATTTGTTGCTAATGATACATTCAGTATCGCTGTAGCAGTAGATACTGACATAGCTGCAGTAACAGATGCGATCTTCACTGGTCCAGCAAGTGAAGACAAAATAGTAGAAATTGCATACAGAGTATAGAGAGGTGAGAGTATAATGGCTGATACCTTTAATCCCGCAAATCTTGTACTTGGAGTTCAGGCTCGAGACGCAGCCGCAATGGATGCAGTAGGTGCATTCCTGGTTGGAGAACTCGAAAGGCTGGATCCTATCCTGCATGAGCCTCTCGTATATTTTACGTATTCACGAGATATGCCCATCAGGAAAGATGCTACCATAGCTGATGAATATACGTCATTCATGAACTTGGCACTGGGTTCTGTTGGTGGTACAAGCCCCAATGGTAAAAACTGGATGTCCAGGGAAGGTAACGTAGTTGGTCAAGCTCAGGTAGACTACCAGAAGATCAAACAGGCATTTACTCCCTGGGCAATGGGTGCTAGTTACGATCTCCTGTCTGCTGCATCAGCTACAGCACTTAATCGTCCAATAGACTCCCAGATGATCGACGCCGTCCAGCTCAAGCACCAGATGGATGCAGACGAGATGGCTTACATAGGCGACTCAGAGCTCGGAGTTAAAGGACTCTGTAATCACGAGGATATTACTGTTGAAACTGCTGCAACAGGGGCATCTACCAATACCCTCTGGAGCTCCAAAACAGCTGATGAAATCATCGCTGACGTCAATACGCTCCTTACTCTTACCTGGAAAGAGTCGGCATTGGCCATTCCTCCTAGCAGACTCCTTCTCCCACCTGATTCTATCTCACTTATCAATAGTAAGATAGTATCTACTGCTGGTAACAGGTCTGTCCTTAATTATCTCAAGGAGAATAACCTGTACAAAGAGATCACCGGGAAAGAACTCTCTATCTATCCTGTGAAATGGCTGTCAGAAGCTGGGGTTGGAGGTCTTAACAGGATGGTGGCTTATACTCCTGAAGAGAGGTTTGTTCGTATGCCGATGACTCCTCTTGCTAGAACCACACTTCAGTATGATCTTCTTAAGATCAGGTGGGCTTACTACGGTAGGCTTGGTGGAGTAGAGTTGGTCAAATCCCAGACGACACGGTATATGGATGGGATTTAGGTAATTATCATGGAGATCGTAAGATACTTACGGCCTCATCTCCCCCTCGGTCCAACATTCCCAGGAGGTCCCTACCTACCCGGTAGGGACTATCTCCTAACTCAGGAATTAGCAGACCACCCGATGATAAAAAGTTTGATCAAGACCGGATTGGCCATTGTGATAACTAATGATGTTTCGGAGGAAGAGGAGAAGAAGGGCCTAGAAGCCAAAGCGCGAGAGATAGAGGAGAAAACGGCTGAGCTTAATGCTAGGATTGATGAACTCAGGAATAGAGAAGCTAATGCTGCTAAAGTTTCTAAGTCTCCTAAAGAATCCAAGTCTCCAGGAGAGAGTCTTAAATCACCTAAAGACCTTAAGAAACTGGAGATTCCTAAGCTTTAAGGTTGGAGGTAAAGGCCATGATAAGTAATTTCACCATGAGGTTTACAGGGCAAGCCCATATGACTATAGAGTTCAATGAACTGTTTAGGTATACTTTCCCTGAATTTATGGATACTGCTAAATTCCCGGATCAGAGGATCGGATTCTTTGCCGGATTAGCCAAAATCTTAATGGATAAGACCACATGGGGAGATTTATATGATTATGGCCTTTACCTCTTTATAGCACACAATCTTATAGTGGATAATCAGAGACAAACCTATAGCAAAAGTGGTGCCTTCACAGGTTTTGGTCCTATATCCCTATCATCAAGATCTGTTGATGGTGTAAGTTATACAAATAAGTTCATGATGGGTTTTTATCGTAATGCTGGATTCTGGGCAACTACTACTTATGGTCAGCAGTATTATGACTATATCAACCTAGTGGGAATAAGACCAGTACAATTGTGGTGATCTCATGATACCATTCTATGGTACCTCAGAGATGGATAGCGTCCTGGATTCTTATGTGGATAAGGGGCCGTTCTCCAAAAGCAAAGTGGCTTCTTCTAGTTTACCTATAGACCAAGGGACACGTGATAGGGTCCATAATAGTGCTCTAGATTATAGCACTTGGAAACCCAAAACTGAAAAGAAGCCATCTGCTTATTCCGAAGCTCTAAAATGGAATCAATCCGGTAGACCAGCAGCTATAAAAGCTACTGAACATACACGTGCTCTAAGAAAAGTTGGATTATTACCGCACGTAGAGTTAGAGGTATTAGTTAGGACATCAGCAATAACGCCATGGATGGTAGAAAAATATCTAGCACAGACGGCTAGTATGTCTATAACTGTTGGTATACATAAATCTGAAGATAGAAGAAAACCAGCTACTCCAAAATGGTTATTTAAATATAGATCACCAGAAGAAGCAGAGGAAGACATCCAGGAGTACAACTTAGATGAGATGTCTCTAGAAGAGCTAATAGAGTCCTGTAAGCTGGAGTCAGCTAGATCTCCCTGGGCTTTGATACCCAGTGGGGTAGGTGACTGGGAGATATACACCCCCATAATCAATAGGGCCTCTGTCAGTAATGCCCATCTTGGTGCCACTAGAGAATTTGGGGATTGGAGCAATGGGATACCACCAAGACCCTGGCTAGAACCAGCTATTAACGAGAATAGGGCCTTAATTATTGGTCTGTGGGGCTTAGCTCTAAAGCGCACGTTTAGGGGTGCAATAGAAGTAAATACCATGGGTAATTGGATAGTAATTGGTGGATCTGCCCCTAGGTTTGTAGGCAAGGGAGATATGAAGAACGTCTTTATGGGTCCAACCAATCTAAAACCCTATGCACCCTCTGGTGGAGGCAACATGTTAAATTTCAGAAGAGAGATGATGCAAGCTTTTAGGCCATTCTTATCAGAGCTAGAAAACTTAGCTCAAGATTCACTGATGAAGAGTGGTGCTGGAGTGCCACTACACCAGTTTACAGTAGACTATAAAGAATATGGTGGACAACATCTGCATGGTGGTAAGATTACCTCTGGTGGTGAGTCTACTAAACCAGGAGTATTCACCGGGCAGCTTAAACAAGCTATCAGAGCAAGATTCGAAGGGTCATATACTTATCCACTAGCTCCAAATGAGATGAAGATATAGAGGTGATACCATGCCAGAATTAGATGTATCTATAGTACTAGATGATCCCATGTTTAACAAGTCCATAGAAGTTATAAAGACCAATAGATCTACTAAAATACTTGGCAGGGTAGTACCTGTATATACTAGAGTACCAAACGTAACAGCAGTATTGAATCCTCTTAAGGAGGAAGAACTTAACAGATTATCTGCTGCTGATAGGTCTAAGTCACCAATCTTTGTATGGACTAGATATCACTTATCAGCTGGTGATAAAGATTGGGCCCCTGATGAAATAATATTTAGGGGTAAGACTTGGCAAGTGTCCAAAATTGCTGACTGGTCTCACTATGGTGAGGGATTTGTCAAAGCCCTGTGCATAGAAAAAGACCCGACTGTGTAGGTGATATTATGGCTAATACTAGTGCTACTGGAGGATTTCTAAATGTAGTAAATCACCCATTATCACAGGAGCAAATAGAAGCACTGCTATTTCCGATAATAACTAATCTTACTGGATTGGATGAGTCACATGTATTTGTGGCTTACCAACAAACTCCTCCAGCTGCTCCAAAGCTAGAGGAAGACTGGGTTGGTTATTACCTGTCTATGATGGGAGCAGATAATTTTCCACAAGTTTATCATGACCCCTCTGGTGAAGGAACAGATATAGAAGTGGAGAATGTTCATTGGAATTGGGTCATGGAATTTGTAGGACCCAACTCTGTCCATTTAGCTAGACAGTTAAGAGCTAGTATATATATCGAACAGAATAGGCCAATGGAGCTCTATAACAATGGTCTAGCCATAAAGTATGCTGATTCTCTAAAATTCTTCCCATATGTAGAAAATGGTAAGTGGTTAAAAAAGAGTTACTTGAGGATCAAGATAGACCAGTGGTGTCCATATAGATTCGATGTATTAAATCTCCTATCTGCTCATGGGAGGGGAGTTACAGATGAAGGCTTAGAAATATATTTTGACACTAATAATATTACATAAGAGGAGTGATTAATCATGAAAGCACTTGATGTATCTCGTGTTATAAACGTTTCAGTAGCTTTATCCGCTCAGGCGGTTCAAACACGAG